AGGCCGACGTACTGGACGCGGTTGAGTTGCGCGACGGCTGTGGTGGATGCGGTAGCCATGTCTTGCTCTCCTACGGGCCAGCGACGGGGACGTTGACTTGTAGCGTGTCTAGGGTCCGAGTGGCGACTACTGCGTAGACGATGGTGATTTGGACGTTGTTGTCCTGCCGCTCGATCTGGACGTTCTGGAGCAGCGCCCGAGGCTCAAACTTGCCGATGGACGCCGCGATCTCCGTGCGGAGCAGTTGCTCCAGAAGCTCGTTGTTGCTCTCAAAGACGTAGGCTTGGAGGTTGCAGCCGAACTGAGGCCGCATGACCCGCTCCCCACGCCCTGTGAGCAGAATCTGGAGGATGGACTGCTTGACCAGTTCGTCATCCGTCACAGGCGCAGGAAGCGCCTGCGTGCTCTTGACGAAGGGGTACTTGAGACCCCGAAGGTAGGCCGTCGTTGCCATCTGCGTCTCCTACAGCACCGGAACAATGACCGGAGGTGCTGGCGGTACCGTCAATGTTACCAGTACGGTGCGGGTACAGACATCCAACGCAAGAGCCACTTGCGCGGCGAACACCTCCGCAGGGTTGGCCGGATTGGCAAACAGAGCCGAAAGGGTCGGAACGAGCGCCGCTATTCCTGGGGGAGGGGTCACAACCACCCCGCTGGCTGGAGGGAGGATGAAAGTCGCCCCCACCCAGTAGGAGGTGACCATCGTGGCGAATCCCTGCGCGACCACCGGAGGCAGCCCAGGCTTCGTGCTGAAGGCAGCCGTCAATGCTTGCGACATGGCCGCACGCCCGGGTCCTGGGGCCGTGAGCGGGATGCCGCCTGCCAGCGCGGTGAGCGTGTATGCCTCGTAGGCCGTAGCAATCCTGTCCGCCGCCTCAGAGGCCGATTGCGGCCTGCTGGTCGTGGTCATCTGGAGCAGCGCGTTCTGGAGCGGGGCAGGGATGAGAGGCACGGCTACTTGACCTTCACGGTCGTAGACAGCAGCGAAGGCGAGGCCACCGGAACAGGGGGACCGGACGGCCCCACCCCAGTCGGATGGGTGTGGCTGTTGAGCCATTGGACGAGGTCTTCGCCCAGCACCGCGCTCTTGGCCGCGCCTGTCCCTCCGAGCTTGATGGAGGTCGCGTCCACGGAAAACTCGGTTGCCCCGGTCACCACCACCTTGGCCTTCGTCTCGATCTTCACCCCGTTGGAGTCGAGGGTGATGACGTTGGAGTTGTCCTTGTCCTCGATGACCACCTTCTTGTTCTCGGCGTCGATGAGGACTTGGGACTCCTGCTTGTTCTTGATCTCGATGGAGCCGTTGGGCAGCAGCTTGATGGTCGAGGTCGTATCGCCCTTCTTCCAGATGAGGTCGATCTCCTCCTTGTCGGACTCCTCGTTGAAGACGAGGGCATGGCCGGTGCGAAGGGTGAAGCCACGTCGGGTCGGCGGCTTCTTGTCCTCGCTCGGATAGCCCAGCAGAGCAGGCACCTTCCCTTGCGCGTACCAAGAGCCGAAGTAGTACCCAGCACGGCTAGGGTCGCCTTGCTTGAAGGTCACCAGCACACGGTCCTTGATCTCGGGAGGCCAGAACCAGCCGTAGGGCGAGCCGGTCACATCCTTGTCGTCGCCCGTCTGCATGAAGGCCGGATGGAACCAAGTGGGCGCGACGTTCTGGGTGTCCAGCGACGGGATGCGGACTTGGATGCGCCCTCGCTTCTCGGGATCGACGTTGTCCGAAACGTACCCCTCGTAGAAGCTGTAGTACTTGTTGAAGTACTCCAGCCCGTACTTCTGGAGCCATTGGAAGAAGTTGTCGAAGGAAGACACTACGGAACTCCAGACTGGGTGCTGGACGTGACTGGAACGGTTGGCCCAAAGGTGTTGAGGGTCGCATCTCGGACGGTTCGGTCCAGCGTGTTCGGGTTGGGGTTCTGAGACTTGAACGTGCCGCGTACTGCGTCTCGGATCAGCGTCGAGTTCTGGATGACCGTAAGACTGGTCGAGTAGCCCGAAGATGACAGCGAGTGCTTCACCGTCTGGATGCTATAGAGATTGTCGATACGCTTGGGGCTGACACCTGTGACTCGGATGACTTGCCCCGGGACGAGGTCCGGTATTCCCAGCGTCTCGATGTCCAGTTGGATGCCGGTGCCGTTTCCCTGCGCCATGATGGCTTGGTAGTCCGCTTTGAACTGCTGCTGGGCCTTGTCGTCCACAGGAGTTGGATTGCGGGCTTGGCTGACGCCAGACTGCTCGTCCTTGAAGCCCACATCGCCTTTGCCGGTCGTTGCCACTTCAGTCTTTTCGGGGCTGACTTTCTGCTCCTTTACCTCGCCGGTCTTCGCGTCAATGCCTGCTTGGATGATGGAGCGCACCGTGGGGTTGAGGAAGATGCCTTGGTGGTCGGTGTTGACCGACAAGATGGGGTAGCGACCCACGTCCGGCCCGATACGCCCGCCGTCGTAGTTGAAGAGCACCAACTCGGCTACAGGGTCGTCCTTCAGAATCTCGGACATGGCGACGAGGCGTACCTTCGTCTCCTCAAAGTAGGCGTAGCAGGCACAACTGCGAGCCAGTTCGTAGAGAACGCCGAAGTAGCTCTCATTGCCGTAGGTGAACGCCTGCTCGATGTTCAGCAGGAACTGGACATCCTTGTCGGCCTTCGTACCGCTGTCGTCCAGCGTAAGACTGAGCTTCGTACAGAGCGACCTCATGTAGTCGATGACTTTGACGGGTTGCGGAGTCGAGCCGGTGATGCCCGTCGTCGCCAGCTTGTAGCCGCCTGTTCCCTGCGCGTTGAGCGCGATGGTGATGTCAGAACCGAAGGAAACGTCCGGCTTGAGAATCAGCCCCTTGAAGACAGGGGAAACAGCCACCGAAGTTGCTGTGCCCTTGCCTGCGGAGTACCCAAACTGAACCTCCAAGTGCGCGGACCCGTAGGTGAGCACATCCGCCTCGATGAGCTTCACGGCGTCTAGGTACGGAGGTGTCAGCGTGGCGTTGATCTGCGGGACGTAGCCTGTGTCCAACGTGACGGTGACAGAGGACAGATACGGAAAGTAGGAGGGCAAGTCGCCACTCGCCCCAGATGCTGAGAAGCCTGTGACGTTCGCGGGACTGACCGCCGTCGTCTCGGGTGAGGTGACCAGCGGATAGCGCGTCCCATCCGTCGCGATGATGGCTGCGGACATGAACGGGCTGTAGAAGTCGAACTGGCTGGTCAGTTTGGGCGCTACAACGGCCATTTAGGTCTCCACCGCCCGCGTGAAGAGAACGTCAGAGACGTAGATGGGCGATGGGATGCGGATGACCCGCCCAGGCTGGAGATCGGTCGGCAGGATGTTCATGTTGTTCGCGCCTGCGATGACCCACCAGAGGTTCGGGTCGCCGTAGAACGTCGAGGCCAACAAGTCGATGCGGTCGTTGTTCTTCACAAGGTAGTAGAGGTCGTTCGGGTCTTCGGGAACCTCCGGCAGTCGGTCCATCTCCCAGAAGGACACCCCGTAGATTTCCAAGAACTCTTTGAACCGCAGGCGACTACGCTTGGAGATGTTCAGAGCCATGACGCACCTCCTCTCTTACGGGCCTGGGGCCGATGGAATAGCGGCTCCGGTACGCCCGATCTGAGCCGGAGCGCCAGCGGGTCGAGCACCAGAACCGCCGCGAGCGATGTTGCGAAGTTCGGCCAGCGTCTCCGTGTGCATCACCTGTAACCCCTCCGCGAACGGGCGTACCCAAGAGGGGTTGTTGGTCGCATCTACGAGAGCCGTCATGTCCCCGCCCGCAGGAAGTGCGGTCGCGGGGGCACCAGCCATCCCCACGGTCGGTAGCATCGAAGCCTTGCCCAGTACGGCTCCGGTCCCTGTCACGGGCGCGGCTGCCCCACCAGCGGAAGGCGCGGCTCCCGACGCCCCAGGCAGCTTCAAGGTAAACGGAGCCGTTGCTCCTCCTGCGGCTCCACCAGTCGGCATACCGGCGAGCTTAGGCATCTTGAAGCCTTTGCCGCCCTTGGCAGGCGTTACAGCCGCAGCGGGCGCAGGCGTTGTTCCCGCCACCACTACCGCAGGCGCGGCAGTAGCGGGTGTCTGAGCCGCAGCCATCGCCGGAACTGCCGCGACTACAGGCGTAGGTGCGGTAGGGGCCGCAGGCTTTCCGAGGATGCTGCGGAGCTTGGCGTCGATGTTGTCGAACAAGCCGCCGATGAGGTTCCGCAGAGAGCCGAAGGCATCCTTCATCTTCTGGATGGTGTCCGAGAGGTTGGTCACCACCATGTCGTAGAACTGCGAGATGGCTGAACCGATGGGCTTGATGACGTTGTCGTACAGCCACCCGAAAGCACTCGCGACCCAGTCAAAGAACGGCTTGCCCGCCGCGTAGATGGAGGCCCAGAGGTCGGTAAAGAACGTCCCTACCGCTGAGAACACGCTCGTCACCCAGCCCACTACCGTGGAGAGCGCGTCGGTCAAGTACTTCCAGATGACCTGTACTAGCAGCGAAAGCGTTCCGAAGATTCGCTCAAATAAGTAGCCAACGGTAGCGATGACCTCACCGATGACGGCTACGCCGTACTGGAGCGTTCCAACCACGAACTGCCAAGCAGCGATGATGCCGTCGAAGACGGCGATGATCGGCCCCGCCAACGTGGGAAACTGCTGCGCCAGCGTGTCGCGAATGCCGATGAGCGCCCCTGTGATTAGGTTCTCGACAATCTTCAGCAGGCCATTGATGGCGCTGGCAAGGGCAGGGCCGAGTTTTCCTATCCAGCCGATAATCCCGCCCAGCAGATCGAACAGACCGCTGACAAGGTCGCCTGCAAAGTACAGGAGCGTCACAGGCCAGAGGGCAATGGCGAGCGCTACCTCTGCGATGTAGGTCAGCGCAATGCCGAGGTACTTGCCTAGACTTTTGGCGAACCCAGCCACGGCATCCACCGCTGCCTGCGTAGCATCTGGGAAGTACATGAAGCCCAATGTCAGCGCGACTACGACGGCAATGAGGGTAGCGATGGCTCCTGTCGTTCCCGTGACAAACGCGACGACAGTTTCAAACCCAGTCCAAACGGTCTGCAAAATAGACCACAGCGTAGACAATCCAGACCAAAGCGTCGGCAATACGCTGATGAGCGCGCTGAAGACGCGGTAGATGAGCATCCCCGCGTCGAATACGAGTTTGAGGGACTTGGCAAGAACACCACCGATGGGGGAGATCGCAATCAGCCCGGCTCCAAGAGCCAACGGCAGCGACTCTTTGATTCCAGCGCCGATCTTCTCGCCCACCGTCTTGCTGGGGTCCGTGGCGATCTTGGTCATGTTCGACCACCAAGTCTTGAGGTAGCCGACGACTGCGTCCTTCGCGATGACGAACGCTTTCCGTATCATCGTCCCGAGCGCACCGCCGATGGCTTGCGCGTCGTTGTTGGTGTCGATCATCCCGCCGGTCAGTCCGGCCCAAAGCCCCTTCACGCCCTCGATTACGAAGTCCCAAGCGCTCTTGATGCCGTCGAAGATGGCTTTGACGATCTCCATCCCGATGCCCGCGTTTTTAGCCCCTTGAGCGCCGAGACCGAACCCACCTACAAGTAGCTTGCGTGCCGCGTCCGCGACGAACTTCACGCCCGCCTTGATCTTCTTCGGCAACGTCACCTTGACGAAGTTGAGCACCTCCAGCCCGAGCAGTTCCAGCGCCTTTCCAGCGTCCTTCGTCTCCGAGTAGAGGGAGATGAAGCGCGAGCCGAGAACCGCCACAATCGCGGCGAGCGCTCCAAGGGGACTGAGTAGACCGAGCGCCTTGAGTTTGGCGAGCGGGCCAGCCAGCTTCTCTGCCGCGCTACCGAAGGCCGTGACCTGTGCCGCCATGCTGGGGGGAAGCAGCGCTGTAGCGCCGAACTTCTGAACGTCGGCCATCTTCTGGACGAGCATCCCCATTGGCCCGCCCTCCTTGCTAACGTGCTCTAGGACGGTGCCGAACTCGTTGAATCCCTCCTGGGAGTTCTTGAGGAAGTCCCCCGTAGTCATCGAGCCGAGATTGCGGAAGCGTTGCTCAAAGGTGTTGGCCTGTAGGTCGAACAACTCAGCCGCTGTCCGGCTGTCTCGGAAGGCAGTCTTCACCTCTCCAAGCGCCTTCACGCCCTTGGCTGCTCCATCCGCGATGGTTTTAGGGTCCAGCGCGGAGATGAATGTCTTGCGGACCTCGTCGTTTCCGGCGATGCGGGTCAGTTCTGTGACGAAGCCTTCTCCCAGCGTGTCGGATAGCTGGTTCTTGATGAAGGTCATCGCAGGGCCGATGTCCTTGCCCTGCTGGCGTGCGGCTTCCGCCATCTTCGCGATTTCGCCTGCGAAGGCTGCCGGACCTTGCTGCATCGAGGCGAAGATCTTGTCGGTGTTGAGTCCGGTGACGCCCAGCTTCGTAATCATGTCCGGCAGATTTCCTACGCCGGAGATCATCTTGCTGAAGTCACCGCCTGCTTGAACGATCTTCTCTGACAACTCCTGCGACATCGCGAAGCCGTCAGCCACACCGCCCTTCTGGAACGCAAGGCCCAGCGAGGTGATTCCCTGCGCGTAGGTTTGCACTCCCTTGGCGTCGAGCTTGAAGACGGACTGCGCCTTGGCAAGGTGCTCTTGCAGCCCCGTCATCTTCTTGAGTGCGCCCGCTACGTCGCCCGTCTCCGCGCCGTACTGCTGGAGTGAGCCAAGGATGCCTGTGACGCCCTCCTTGGTCAGCCCCAGTTGCTTCTGCATCTGGCTCAACCCGTAGGTGAACTCGTACGGGTCGATCTGCATCGCATCCGCGAACTTCGCTACGTCCTTCGCGGTGGAGAGGCCCAAGTCCTTGAAGGCAGCAGAGACGGTCTCGTTGAAGTTGGCCGATCCCTTGTCAAGGTACTCAAAGGCTGCGTTTGCCTTCCCCGCCTCATCTGCGGAGATGCCTAGCGCCATTGAGAGTTGGGTGTTGGCCTTGGAGAACTTCTGAAGCTCCTTGCCCGTCTTCCCCAGCCCCGTGCCCATCTTTCGGCTGGAGATGTCCATCTGCTGGAACTGCGCGTCCAGCGTCGAGGTGAGGTTCATCCCCGAGGTGGTGATGGAGTGCATCTTGTCGTTGAGCGCGTCCAGCTTCTCAAACGACAGCGCCGACAAAAACGTCTGGAAGCGCTGGAGACTGAGGATCTCCTTGCCAAGGGACTTGAAGTCGTCGCGAAACCCTTGGAGTTGCTTTCCAAGGCCGTCGTCTCTGGCTGTGAAGCTGAACCCTAGAATCGCCACGGCAACCCCTCGTTACGGTCTCCTCATCTTCGCATACGCGACCGTGCAGCGCTCGCGTCTGCCTTCTGCTTCTCTTCCCGCTTCTTCTCCAGTTCCACCTTCTTCTGGATGATCCGGTGCCTGCGCGTTGTCGGCATGGCGAGGATGTCCGCCTCCGACAACTGCCAAGACTCCATTAGGAAGAAGATTTCCTCTTCAAGTCGTTCTGCACTCGATCCGGGAAGAAAAAACCTTGCGCCCCGAGGTCGAGGTCGCGGTCGAACTCATGGCCGCAGGCAGGGCAGGCCAGTTCCAGCTTGGAGTCCAGACCGCCCTCGATGTTCTCAAAGGCCGCACGGAGCGCCTGCCGGTCCTTCCAGCCGAGGTTCTTGATGTCCAGCATGGTGGGCGGCTTGCCGTTGAGCAGTTCCGTCCGCGACAGGAAGATCATCGACGGCTTCTCCTCGTCCGGCACCTTCAGCACACGCTCCTCGTCCAGCCCGTTGCCGACGCGGTAGCGCACCGTCTTGCCCGAGGGGAGGGTCATGTCGAAGACGCGGCGCATGGGGTCAGCCATAGGCTTCCGCTCCAGCGTCCCGAGGTCCGCGATGTAGTTGCCCTTCACGCTGCAAGAGGGGCACTCCTCCTCCAACGGAAGCTCGTCTCCGAGGGTCGTACGACGCAACGCCACCAGCATGAAGACGCGGTCGCCCTGCGTCAGCAGCGGGATGATGCTCTGGATCTGCCCCTTGTCCGAGATGTTGCCGATGCGTTCCGTGCAGGCCACCAGAAGGGCATTGACCTTCTTCTGCGCCGACACCTTCGCGGAGGCGAGGAGGTCTTCCTCGCGGCCCGTCATTTCACGGAGATGCACCTCAACGTGCAGGACACCCGAGGGGTCGATGTAGCCGCACGGAAGTTCGTACAGCCCCTGCGCCGACTTGGGGGTCTCGATCTGGGTCTGGGTGATGTTGCTGCTGAACGTCATCTGCTCGCTCATGTCCTAGTTCCTCCGAGCCGCTTCAACGAGCGGCGTAGCTTCGGCCTCGTACATACAGAACAGCGCCTTGAGCGCCGAGGTCACCGTCATGCCCCTGTTGTCCACCAGCGCCTTGAACGTGGTGTACAGAGCGGCGTCCACCCACAGGTTCAGCCGCACATCTGCCCCAGACTCTTGGTACTGGGCGAGGTCATCGAAGCGGGACTGCTCCGCGACGTACTTCGACATGAGGTAGCGCACCAGCGCCCCCATGCTCTCCGTCTGACCAGAGTCCCGCCGCTTCTGGAGCCGGTCGTAGAATCTCCGCGACACCCAGATGTTGACGAGCCGCCGGTCCCGCTCTCCGATGCGCTTGGGAGCCGCGTTCGACGCGAGTTCGCAGGCGCGGCAAAGCACCACGCTATTCGACAGCGTCAGTTTTCCGCCTACGTCCTGCGGCACGATGAGGCGCGGCGACACCTTGTGGTCGCTGCCGCAGTTCGCGCACACGCCTCTCGCGGCATCCAGCACCGCTCCGGCCCACAGCTTCTGGTCAAGCTCTTCCGGCTCTGTCATCTGCGCCTCGATGGGCCTCTTCACAGGCCCGTCCGTCTGAAGTTGCATCCTTCTACCTCTCCGGTGATGTACCGCCAAGCCGCAAAAAGGCCCGCCGAAGCGAGCCTCTCGCGGACGGGCGGTGTCTAGTCCAGCCAGCCCATCGCCCGCAGCGCCCGAGCGTATTCGGGATCTGCGTCTGCCATCCGCCGCAAGGACTCTTGCGGGGAGGCTACAGGGGTCGGGAAGGGGTTCCGCATGGGCGTACCGAGCGGAACAGGGTACGCGCCCACGTTGGCCGAGGTCGTTTGCTCCTCGCGCTTACGGAGCGTTTCGACGGTATCGAGCGTCTGCCAACCGATGTTCTTGGTCATTTCCAGATCTTCCTTCCCTTGGGGAACTCGGGCTTATAGAAAGGCCCGAGGGCGTAGTGCTCAGAGCATACCCCAGCCTTTGACGCCTTGGAAACTCGCCCTTGGCAGTCCTCAACAACACAAGGACGGCTGCCTGGGCCGTGAAGTTGGCACACCTCGTAGCCCTGCATCACGCGCTTACCGCATCCGGTCAGTCGGCAGATCTGTGTAGGGGGCTTAGGAGGCAGCAAGAGCGATCTCCTCGACGTACTCTGGATGAACTTCAAGTTCTGCGATGGAAACTTGGCCGGATGAGGCATCGAAGTCGCTACCCATCTTGTAGCGGGTAGGGATGCAGTTCTCTAGGAGGAAGGCCCGAGCAGGCACGCGCACGCTGGAGCCACCTTCAACCAAACCGTTCCATAACTCCAGCGCCGATAGATTCGCACCAGCAACTACGCCTGCGGCGGTACCCAAGGCTGCGCCAGTCGCCACCGAAATAGCCCCACCGCCTACGATAGCGCCACCTACAGAAACTGCGTTTCGTACCCCAGCACTAGGCGGATTTCCGCTACCGCTATTCCACGGTCCAAGTGCAAAGTTGTGGAAGAAGTGAACCAGCAAGAGGGACCGTCGATAGGTCACGCCACCTACTTCCGCACGAAGCGCCCCACCCAATGCGGAAGCGCCGCTACCTGTCGAACCGGATACCGCAGCCGTCATCCAGCGCCAGAAGTCCGAGTCGTAGAAGGTCACCCCTCGCGTCAGCGAGATCGGTCCTACTTCAGCGCTTTTCACCACATGGGTCGGGTAGGGGTTGTTGCCTTCCACCACCGTAGTCGTCTCCAGCGTCAGTTCCGGCGCGGAGATGGTCGAGAAGCCCGAAAGCGGTAGGAAGATAGGCAGCGACAGCGCGTCTATAGGGGCCACGTCGAACAGCCAAAAGTTGGAGTCGTGCAGGAAGTCCCGTAGTGCGCTGCGAGCCATCGCCCACCCCAAAAGAAAACTGCCGAAGTACACCACGAAGGATGTACCTCGGCAGTCTTTGTTGCAAGGACTCTCGTCTAGCTAGGCGTCGGAAGCGAGGACTTGTACGCGGCAGTCACCGCACCCGTGGTGGAAGTCGGAGTGCCTTCCTTGATGTCGAAGTACTCGTAGGCGACATCGAGTTCCATGATGCTGATGTCGGACGACGAGGCGTCGAGGTCTGCCGCCACCTTGTGCCGAGTCGGGAACGCCTCAAACAGCGTGTAGGTACGCGCTGCGTTGTTGGAGGTCGCGAGGTTGGCGAAGTTGGGGTAGTCCTTCATCGCTCCGTTGTTCGGACGGTTCAGTACACGGCGGTCGAAGTGGTAGATCGCCATGTCCACGCGGTATTCGCCGTTGCCAGCGATGACCGTGCTCATCCAGTTCCAGAAGGAACCGTCTGCCCGCGCCACGCCCTTCTGCATGGAGCAGTCGCTCACCGTCGTGTTGCCCGGGTACTTGCGAGGATAGTTGTACGTCCCCTCGCGGTACTCCACGGCTTCCGTGGTGGCTTCGGGTGTCGAGACGGACATGAAGCCCGCCGAAGGCGACACCGTGGAAGACTTCCCGTCCGCAGAGAAGGCGAGGAAGTCATACCCGCTGACGATGTCCACTTGGAAGCGCATCGAGTGCAGGAAGTCGGTGCTTTGTGCGCGAGCCATGAGCGGCCCTCCTTCTGGTCAGAGTGAAACGAACCGAGCTTAGGCTTCGATGCGGGCCTTGATGACGATCTCGCCCACCGCCGAGCGGTCGCTGCGACGAACGAAGAGACCCACCAGAGCGCCGGGGGTGGCAACCACCGTGGTGTTGGGGCCAGTCGCGTTCACGATGCCCGTAGCGTCCGACGCGATGGGACCAGCCACCAGCGTGCCGCCACCAGCAGCCGCCGTGCGGACGTTCATCGTGGAGCCAGCCGCGCCTGCGGTCGAGATGCGGACCTGTGCCGAGAGGATACGCATCTTGTAGGGCAGCGTGTTGACCGCGTAGATGGTCACATCGTCCGCCGTGCCGGTCGCGCCGCCCGAGGGCATCGACTTGTAGAGGGTGATCTCCTGTCCAACGATGGCCGTCGAGGCCACCGGAGCCGGAACCGCCTTGGGGGCCAGCAGCGAGGCGAGCGGCTGTGCAGCCGACACGCTGAGAGCCGCCTGCTCGTCCGCCGAGTAGGTGATGGTGGCCGACAGCGTGCCCGCCGCGACGGCGTCGATGAGGCCGGTCATGGAGGAGATCTCCGCAACCGAGCGCGTGACATCGACGTACGGGAGCAGCGGGAACACGGCAGCGCTCCCATTGATCGTCGTGTAGATGTCGTTGAGGTAGACCGGCGAGGTCGTGAGGTTGGTAATCCGTACGGTAGCCATTTTCTGTCTCCTTGAGGGGCGTGGTTACGCCCCGATGATGTCCTGTATCAAGCCGGAGTGCAAACCACCCCGATGAAAACTAGCTGTTGAGGGACTTCTGCTGGAACCGCAGGCGGATGAACTCGGCAGGCTTGTTCGGAGCCACACCGATGTCCACCACCACTTGGCCCGCCTCGACGGTGGCGGCGGTGTTGTTGGTCTCATCGCAGATGACGAAGTACGCCTGCGAGGGCGAGGTACCGGCGAAGTAGCCCGCTTGGTAGAGGCCACGGAGGAAGCCATCAAGCTGCGCCGTGATCTTGGCCCAGAGGCTGGGGCCGTTGTTCTCAAACACCGTCCACCAGAGGGAGTTGTAGGTGCTCTTCTCAAGGAACATGAAGAGGCGACGGGCGTTGATGTAGCGCCAGTCAGCGACGTTGGAGATGGTCGCCACGCCCCAGACCGCCAGACCCGTCTGCGGACCCGAGATGAGCGTGTTCACCTTGTTCGGGTAGCAGATGTTCCGGTCGGCCAGCGTCGGGTCGCTCTCCAGACCAACGAGGTAGTTCAGAGCGCCATCCGTGGTGCCGCCGGGGGACTTGCCGACATTCCGGTTGTTGTCGGTGCGGGCATAGACGCCAGCAACGTGAGCAAGCGCCGGAATGACCTTGGGACGCCCATTGAGCAGCGGGTCGGAGACCTTGACCCACGGCCAGTAGAGCGCCGCGTAGTCGCTGTAGCGGCCCAGCGTGAAGCGGAACCAGTCCACCGCTTCCTGCGAGGTGTAGCCCTTGGGGGTCGTGAGGATGATGAAGCGGTCGCCGCCCGAGGGCTGCGCTGCCCGAGTGGCCGCGTAGTCGAGGAGGTCGCCCGTCGAGAGCAGTTCGCCTGCGAGGTCGGGGACAACCACTTGGAGAATCTCCTCCACCTTGTTGAAGGCGTAGAGACCCTTGTAGGTGGCGGCGAGTGCGGACGCCTCCGTGAACTGGTTACGGCCCCAGTTGGTCGAGTCGAAGGTGCCTTCCTCGCCCGCCGTGTAGTTCTTGTCGGCGTCTCCGAAGTCCTCCGTGTGCGCCGCCTCTTCAGCCACCGTCGAGTACGAGGCGACAACGAGCGTGCCGCCCTTGATGGTCGCGGAGGTCTTGAAGTCTACGTCGCCCGTACCGTAGTCGATGGTGTTCGCGCCGCTGGCGTCAACGTCACCGATGAGGTTGCCGTTGCCGTCGTCGGTGATGGTCAGAGCCGCACCAGCCGCCGAGGTGAACGAGATGCTCACGGTGCGGGGCTTGATGTTCTCAAAGGCCAGCGCACGAACCACCGTCTGGTTCGCGGCAAGCTGGCTGCCACCGGCCAGAACTTCGACCTTGGCCTGCGACTGTAGCTGCTCCGGCGCAACGTCGCCCGCAGGCTCCGTCACCGAGATGTAGTCCGAAAGCTCGTTGATGACATCCGCGAAGTACACAGGCGAGGTCGTGTCATCGAAGACCAGTTCCTCGTACTGCTCCACCGCGCTGTAAGCGAGGGTCGTCGTGTCTTGCAGGGCGACCACCACATCGAACCGCGAGTAGGTGCCGGTCGAAGCGGTGAAGTAGTTGGGCGAGCCGGAAATCTGCACGCGCAGGCGGTTGCCCCACGCGCCCACCGAGATGGGGTTCAGATCCCAAGCGTTGCGCGTGTACGCCGCCACCACATCGCACTTGTTGTGCGGAGCAGGAGTCGCCGTGATGCTGTACGCTCCCGTCAAGTAGTCGAGCGAGCCAACCGCGCTGACATCGCCCACCCAGATGCCCGAGGTCGATGCCGTCGTCGGAGCAACCGAGAAGCTGCCCGAGGTCACCGTCTCAGCGAGAAGGACCGAGAGCGTCTGGCCGGTCGTCGGGAGCAGCTTGACCTTGTTCGTGCTGACGGCAACCGCCTCCAGCAGGAGGGCCGAGGTCTGCGAGTTGATGGCCGCGATGAGGCTGGCCTGCACTTCAGCCGCCGTGCTCGCGCCCGTGAAGGGAACCGGAACGCCGGACGACACGCCGTTGGAGTCGAACTCAAACGTGCGGGAGACGCCGCCGTGCGTGATGGTCACCGTCTCGCCGTCCACCAGCGAGGCACCGGCCACCACCGTGATCGAGCCGCGAGCATCCTGCGCGGTCTTGGTCGCGGTCGCAGGCGTGTAGTCCACCGTGACGTTGTTGCCCGCGTCCGTCCCGCCGCCCGCAAAGTTGGTGGCAGCGAAGGTGCAGTTCGGCGCGGACAGCGTAGCCGCAGCACCCGCCGTCTTGACCGTGAACAGGCAGGAGGGGAAAGCCGCAACAGCCGACTGGAAGTTCGCCACGGTCGTGACGCCCGTAGCGTACTGGAAGGTGTAGGCGGAACCCACCGCCGACAGCGTTCCAACACCCGCGCCCGTAGCCGCGAAGGTCAGCGTGATGCTGTTACCAGCCGCGCCACCCGTGGCCGCTTGGAGGACGGTCGTGACCACGCCCGAGGTCAGCGCAGAGAGCGATAGCTGCGCCTTGATGAGCGCCGGAATGAAGTCACCGAAGGTGCGAAGCGAAAACTTGCCGGTGGTGTGGTCGAGCCGCGCCACCGCGCCGTTGGTCGCGTTACCGACCGAGCCTTCGACAATCGCGCCCGTTCCGACCGGAATCGAGAGCGTCTGGGTAGGACCGCCGGTCGAAGCGTTCACATCGAAGAGGATGTCCACAGTTCCGCGCACAACGCAGTCCTGCGACAGATCGACGGCAGGCAGCGAACCCGGGTCGATGCAGCCGTCGTAGCTTGTCTGACCGACCACCAGCGTGAGGTTCGCCGTGTCGTCAGCGTTACGAGCGTTCTCGCCCGTGACCGGAGTACCCGCGCCACGGAAGGTCACCGTCGTCGTACCAGGAACCAGCGGAGCAGCGCCCGAAGCCGTAGGCAGC